GCTTTTACAATTAAGTTGAATGCTTTTTGTGCCTTACCAGCAAGACCTATACTTTTTGTGTAGTCTAAAACACCTTGAACGCCTTGTTGCAATGCTAAAGCACCTTGTACTTTTAAAAGAGATTCTTCTAAAGCTTCACTTTCTGAACCTGTTATAGCCATTACACCTTGAACCGCTGCAAAACCACTTGTAGCACCTGTAAGCGCACCGCCTAACTTTTGACTCATTGTCTGCGCTGCTTGGTCTACCGCTAAATCTGTTTGTATTTGTACCTTGCGATATTCTCCGACAGATGCTAAAAGTTCTTGGTATTCTTTAGAAGTTGTGTCACCAGCTAACGCAAGTTCATAAAGCCTGTCTTCAGCTTCACCCATTCTTGTCGTAAGCGGTTCAATACCTTTGTAAACGTCTTCAAATTTAGCGTTTAGTTGTTCTGCACTATCAACCGCTTTAAGTGTTCCGTCGCTTAATTTTTCAAATTGTTTAGTGACCTTTTCGCCACCTTCTAATTCTACTTCAATTTCAATTATTTTTGTTGTCTTGTCTGCCATTGTTTAAGTCTTTTTTTTAACACTTGTTCACGTTTCTTTTGCTTGTAGGTTTCCTTAACTCCTTTTGGCATAGCGTATAATCCTTTTGCTACTTGTATGTTGTAGCTTTCTTCTATAAAGTCGTCTATCTGTAGTAAGTCTATTATGTTCTTTAACATTATGGTTGTTGTTGTATAAATATTTGGTTTGCTACTTGCGTTCCGTCTGCATAATCGTAAGTAACAGTCAAAGTGTAAATAGCTACATTACCTTCTTCGGTTCTTAATCTTATAAAGTCTTCCGTGTTTATGTAGTCTGCGTCGTCTTCTGTTGTGATTAGTCCAACCGTATCTGTATTTGCTGGTATGCAAACTTCTACCGTTCCGTCTGTTGACAATGTACTTGGCGTTATGGTTACTCCAGCATCGCTTGTAGTTATCGTTGCACTTACTGCACCATTCGGAAACAATATTCTAACGTCTAAACATTGTGCATCGTCTGAAGGTTGCAAAGGTTGTATAGGTTTGCCTCCTCCTTGACTTATAACCTCTGTAAAGTCATTTAACAAAACAAAGTTTACTTCACCTGTTGTTAAGTTTGACTTCATATCGTTAATTGTGTAACGCTTGTCTCTAATTATCAGTCTGTCGTTTAGCTTTAGGTTTGTAAGTAAGCTTATAGGTAAGTTCGTCTTTACGGTGGTTTCTCTGTTCTTTAAATTGTATAGGTTGCTTAAATAAGGTTGGTAATAAACACTATACAAAGTGTTAGGTACAATCGCATCTAACAACGTGCTGATATCTGCGTTAAAGTTTAGTGTGTAGTTTACGTTTTGGTCTAACAAGTCTTGACCGAAAGGCACGTAAGTTGTTATCTCTTCTGGCGTCGTATTATCTGTAAACCTAAAAGACGTTGTGAAGTTGTCGTATTGGTATAATATAACAGGCTTTGGAGTATATTGGTTTCCGTCTGCGTTTAATGCTTCGCCTATTTGTAGGTTAGTACCTTCAAACTTTTGCATCATTAAATTCTCAAAAGGTAGTTCTACTTTAAATTCGCTTCCGTCATAGTCAAAAGTCTGTCTTGTGTTACCGTAGCCTCTGCTTGTTAAGTCTCTAAATATTGTATTTGTTCCGCTTTCGCTTTCTTGGTAACTAAATTCAATGTTGTTATAAAGCTTTACTCTGTCTATATTAACACTTTCTATGTCCGTGTATTTCGTGATGTCTACAACTGCGCCTTTGTCGTACCATTCGCTTAATGGTTCAATCTGAAATACATTTTCTTTCGTACCGTAGCAAGTCAAATTAAACATCTTTAAAATACCAGCAAAGAAATCTGCTACCTTCATTTTAGGAACGTAGTTTATCATGTTAATCTCATTAGATAAAACAACGCTTGCTGAAGATGTATAAATGTTTTGACCAAAAACGCTTGGCGTTCCGTATATCAATCCTGTTTGCTGATAGCTGCAATTAAATGAAATATTTATAGCGCTTTCTGCCCTTACTTGAAAAAAGTATTGTTTGTTTAGATTATCTAAAAAATTGCTATCCTCTGTAATTAGTTGATTTATTTGCCCTTGCGATTCTATGGTTTGTACTAGCTGATTATTTAAAAACACATCTATAAAATATGTAACATTATCGTCGCTTGTGCTTGTTACTTGCAGCCTTACCGTATGATTAAAAAATTGTATGTCTCCTGTATTTCCTGCAGCATTAGGAAAAGCATCAACAAAATTCTGCGTATTATATGTAAGCGTATGATTTGTTAAATCAAAATAGTCTGTATAAATCTTTGTAGTATTGCTATTTGATGGCCCTGTTGTTCCATTATCAAAATCTACTATTTGGCTTGCTGTGTTAAATGCAAAACTATTAGAATTTTGACAAAGTAAATATGCCTTATTGAATCTTGCATCACTAAAAAACGTTCCGCTAAATGTTACTCCGTACCTTGTTTGTAGTGCGTTGAATACTGCAAGTATTTGAATAGCTGGAAATAATTCGTCGTAATGTACTGCGCCTGTTCCTGTACTATAATTAATATCTGTGCTGCCGCCATTACCATAGGTTATATCTCTGTCAAATATTAATGGGTATCTTACGCCATAATTCAATGTTCCGTTCGTGATTCTGTTCTTTACTTCGGTTGCATTGTAAGCGTGATTATATAGGTTAAGCTCTGTAACATCGTTTAGCATGTCATCACCAAACTTATCCTTTAAGCTTAATACATCACCATAGAAAGTTATTTGATAACTATACGCACGATTGTTTTTTACTTCTGCTTTCTCTAAACTTATTTTACCTGTTCTGAAAGGTGTGTAGTCTATTTCTATGCTTCCGTTTCTGCGTAGATTAAAGTCAAATAGTGTAGAAGGTTCTAAAAAATCACCTATGTCATTTTGATAAAAGTGGTGAAAGATTTCGTTGTTATTAGGAGTCGCCGCCACCGAAAAGCTTTGGCTAAAGTCTGTAAATACTTTGCTTATGTCTTGAACGTTTTGTTGTGTACTTGTGACGTTTATTTGTTCGTCTTCAAATAGGTCTAACCTTTGTCCTTCTATGTAAACTTGTACGGTTCTCATTATACTACGTTATTGATTAAGTCATACGCAAAGTCAAACGTCAATTCGTAATTCATCATACCATTATTCAAACCTGTCTGCTTTTCTAAACTTTGTGTCTGTACGTTTACAGGATTGTAGAATTGGTTATAGTCGTAGTCTAACAATGTTACGTTTTCACTTAAAAGAAGTTGTTGTAAGTATTCTGCGTAGTTGTCGTTTACCCAACCTGTGTTTAGTCTTATGCTTTCGTTTCCTGTCTTGTTAAATTCGTGTATTTGTCCAGCGTCTTGTGTTGGTGAATATGGTAAAGCTTGCGGGTTCAGTTTATACTTGTCTGCTTTTACTGTTACGTTTCTTTTGTTAGCTTTTAAGAAGTATATGCGTGACCAACTACCATACTTGTTAACAAAGTCAATTACTACAGGTTTGTACTTTGGTTCACATACAGGCTTAAATTTTGCAGTCCAAATAACGTTACTTCCTGTGTTTAGTTTTTCTACTTTGTTACCGTACAAGTTCCAACCTGTGTATACTCTGCCAAATGACTTAACACCAGCAGAAGTTGCAACATAGTCTTGTGTCGCTGACGTGCTTAAATTTGTATAGCGTATTGTTTCGCCTACTTCCATTTCAACGTCAAAGCTTCCAGCAAGTGCGTTTCCTTGACTTGTAGGTATGTCAGCATCGTAGTTGTAGAAATATGTGCCTTCGTCTAAAAGAACGTCTTGCATAACTCTATTTTGTCCTTCCATATATTCACTATAGCCATTCATAAATTGACCTGTTACGTTTGGCGTAAGTAGTGTATATGTTCCGCTTACTTCTTTGTATTTTTTGACTACATAGTTTACAATGTAATTTGTGCTTATGTCTACGTCAAAATAAATAGCTGCGTCATTGTCCCATTTACCGAATGTGTAATATTCTTTTACATATGGTGCAATATCGTAGTACGTGTTTATGTTGTTTGACGCTGGTATCTTTTTGCTTAACGTATATTGTGGTGAAGCTGGTTGACTTCCTGTAGTCCACAAAAACAATTCTATCTTGCTGCCTGTTTGTCCTGTTTCGTCTATTTCTATAATGAAAGGTGAACGTGATAAATTTATACTCATTTCTTAAAGTTTGATTTCGTTATTTGGTCAAATAAAGTTTCCATTTCAAAGCCGAACATTTCCATAAGTTCGTCTGGTAGTTTATCGTAGTATTTTTCAAATGGCTTTGTGAAAAAAAGTGTAGGCTTCAGACCTTTAGAATAAATGCTTCGTGCTATTAAATAACCCATAGACTTATAAGACATAAATCTACCTGTCTTTTTGTCTTTCCATTGGAAGCCTTTCTGTTTTACCCATTTAGTCATAATGCCAGACATACCACCTTTTGCTTTACCTATTAAGCTGCTATTCGTTCCAAACTTAAATGGCGATTCGCTTTGCTTGTTTCCTTTGTTGCTTGACTTGTTACCTTTTACACCTTGGTCAACAAAAGCACCGTAAGATTCCATTTCGAAGCTTATCTGAATACTATTCTTTGACTCTTTAACATAACCTTTTAAACTACTGTTAAGATTGCCTTTCGTTTTTAAGTTGCTTTTAGCTTCACGAATTACATTGTCTTTGAAGTCGTCTAATAGTTCTTGTATGTTGTTAAATTGTGCCATTAACAAATAGTCATACCGTTAGGAATTAATATGTCTGTTGTCATTGTCCAACCAGCTAATTTGTTTTCGAATCTGTCTACAAAAGGTTCACAAGTAGGATTGCCGTCTATTTGGAATTTGTCAGTCCATAAGTCACCACGTAGTAAAAGTTCGTAACATCGTGTCAATACTTGTAGCTGCGTATTCAGAACATATAGTTCGTTGTCATTGCCGTCAAACTTATTTTCTTCTTCGTCTTTTGTTATGTCTACGATATCCATTGCAAGTATTGAAATATTATATCGTACTACGTTGCCTTCAAGTGAAGCCGTGTTTACAATGATATGCACCAAAGGAAAGATAGTTTGTTTGCTTAAGTCTATGTCGAACAGGTTGCCTTGTGTAACTGTGTTTACTAAAACGTCACCGTCAAAGTGTGTTTTTAGTTTGTCTATAATATCAAAATAATTCATCGCTTCATTTGTTGTTTAATTTCTCTGGCTTCGATTTCGTGTTTTTGCTTTTTGAAGGTAAGATACGTGAGACATTTAGTAAGTCTGTAGCTTGTGACTTCATCAAACTTTGTAATGTCTCCGTCAGCCAATCCATAGATACTTCCATACCAACCCCAGTTTTTGCCAAATTGGTATCTTTCGCTAAATTGGTTGAATCCGTCATCTTCTTCAGTTCTTTCTTCAAATAAGTCTGGGTAGCTTTCAGTAATTCTATTCCTAAACTTGACAAAAAAAAACTGCTGCTTATAGCTACGTCTAAAGGTGCAAACTTCATTAAGTCTTGCATATCTTCATTTGGTTCGTAGTCTACTATTTCGTACTTGTCTTTGTTCGTGTTTTTGATTGGTCGGTACATAACACTTAAAGCCTTGTGGTACGTGTTCCAATCTTTCATATAGTTTTCTAAATCTACATACTCACCGAAGCTTATATCGTCAAACTTTGGTATGAAGCCAAACTCTATGTCTTTAATTTTAAACTTTCTTATTAGTTGTGGCTTTTCACTAAACACTTTTGTGAAGTGTGCAATCAATTCGTTCAAGTGCTTCATTTTTATCTTCGCTACTTCGCCTAACTTCATACCACAAAATATCTGTATCATCTTTTGCGCTATAAATTCTTCATCGTTGCTTTTTTCTTTCATAGCAATGAATTCTTGATACCTACTTAAAGGTATTTCTGAAAGGTTAGTAGGTAGTAAAATATCTAACTTCATATAGTAATAACTTTTTTTTCGTTTTTTTGTACTTTACAGAACGTTATACGAACCGTAGTTCTTGTTCATTCCAAGTGTTTCCATTTCGTGATAGCGCACCGCATCTATTGCGTGATTGTAATTGTCTACAGGTTTGTTTAGTCGTTTTCCTGTCTTGTCTGTGTCCCAACAATAGCTTCTTAACTCTTTTATAAGATTCGTGCTATTAGAAGTAACTAAATAGTTTTCACGTTGCATAACATCAATTCCGTAGTTGATACTGTCACGACCTTTCGTTACGCCTTTAATCGTGATTCCATAGCGTTGAATGTCTGCGATTGATTTAGGTTCTGCACTATCTGCGTATACAGGTACGTCTTTAGGTAGCTTGTTTGCTATGTCTGAATTAAGCATACCTGTTT